CAGCAGTATTTAGAAATCAATTACCCAAAATATACAAGGGCTATCAAGTTGTTAATGGTGATGAATCTGATTTAAGATTTTTAGATAAGAAAAATTGCATAGTCGGATTGATTGCTAAGGGTGATGCAAAAAGAGATTCTAGTGGTTTTGTACTAGATGTTTAAAGAAAGGAAAAACTAAAATGATGACTAAAAAAGAATATGTAGAGCGTGAATTAGATACTGTATGGGATGATTCAAAATTTATTTTACAAGTATTATCGGATTATTTTTGGAGTAATATCAAAGATTTATCTGATGAAGAATTTAAACAATACTTAATCGAACATGGATTTGAAAGTGAGGATGATTAAATGGAAACTTTAAGTAAATGTTGTCAAGCTATAATTCGATATCTTGATTGTGAGGATTGTAGAAAAAAAGAAAAACAGTGTATTTATATATGCTCTGAATGTGGAGCAGATGCGTAATGTATAAAAACTTATTGACAAAGTTAAAAGAATCTGATATACCTACTTCAGATTATCCCCATGACTATTTAGATGATGAAGCTATGGATTATCTAGCACAAGTATATGAAGAAAATAAAAGTGTTAGCTTTGAAACATGGGGGGAATTGAAAGACAATGTCTATATCTCTATGCTACAGGGTGGCTATCCATTTAGAATCAAAGATGAAGTATTTGATATAGTGGATGATTGGATTAGTGAGGATTACAAACATGACTATTAGAGAATTAATCAAAGAACTACTCAAGGATGAATTAAAACTTGATGATGAAATTAGATTTTATTATAAAATACAAGATGATGAATTAGTAGGTTGCTTCTTTGAATCGGTTGCCTATCGTGATAGAGTAGAATTTACAATACAAGAAGAGGATTACCAATGACATTTAATCAAGATTCATTTAAGGATGAAATGTTTATACTTTTAAAAAAGAAGTATAAATACAATGAAAAGAATTTAAAATGGTGGGAACAATTACAAGTTCACTATATTTTAAATGGACTATATACTATAGTTGAAAAAACAAGAAAGGAAAAATAAAAATGGATGTACAAATAAGAAATGCAATATGTGATTTACTTGATGTAAGAAATATATTGCCCAAAGAATATCTTGAATCACCAAAAGATAATGACGGCACGATATTCACAATTGATGATTGTCTAGAAAATGCAATCAATATATTAGAAGAACTAGAAAGGAAAAACTAAAATGAAACTAAGAACTATATTTGAAATACAATCCGTTATGGATAGTAGAAAATTACCTTATGATATTGAGGAATTTTTAGAAACAGAAAGGTGGTGTAAATCCAAAGAACAATGGGTTAAATATGGTGATATGGATATTGCCCACTATGTAAGGGCAGTAAACAAAGATATTGATTTAATCAAGCTAAGAAAATCCTATAATAAATCTTATGTGGGTTTAACAATATCTAATATCACGAAACAATTAGAACAGTTAAGTGAATCATTACATGAAAATAAAAATTCATAATGGATAAATATATATTTTGGATAGGTGTTGGCGTAGTAGTTAGCACCTATGTTTTAGCAATCATCATTTATGTGAGGTTTTATCAGTGATACAAGATTGTATAGAAAAATTTAGTAAAGAATATGTGGAGTGGTATAAAACTATTCCCCAACAAATAGAAAAAATAAAAATGGAGATTGAATTAGAGAATGAAGCTAACCGAGTAATGAAAAATGCAGATGAAGAATTGAAAAAAAGAAACGAACAAATTATGTACGACTTAAAATATAAAAAGAGAGTGAGATAAAAAAAGTGAGTAAATTCAATGACTTATTAAAAGAAGTGATGAAGCAAGAGCCGATTGATGTGTTTGACGAATGGGAAAATTACACCAAGAGATATAAGTTCCCTGTCTATAAATTAAATTTAGGTGGTAGAATTTTTGTTTGGAAATTGCCTAACATAAAAGAACAACACGATAGAAAAGAATCTAAGTATGAAGAAATGGTTGATAAATTTTATGCTGAATCAATTGCAGATTCTAAAAAGTAATAAAGGCAAGGGGGTTTTTACGCCCCCTTTTTGTTGAACGAAGGATAAATATATTGAGTGCTAATGACAAACATTATAAATAGATTATATCACAATCAGATGAAAAAATCAAGTGCCAAAGTGTCGCACCTTAAAAGTTTCTTACACTGTAAGATAAGGAAATTTTTTTCTTGACATTTAGAAAAAAATATGTAATACTAAAATCAAAATGAAGAAAGGACAAAGTATGACCAAGTCAAAAGTCGAAGAAGTATCGGTCAAAGAAGAAGAACAAGCTAACGAAATACAACAAGGGTTAGTATCTTTGATTGATAAAAATATTGTTGAGATTAGAAAGGCAGAAAATTCTACCTCAACAATTGAACTTATGGATTATATATCTGATAGTGTATATCCTATGTTCAAAAACAAAGATAGAGAAAAGGAAATCAAGGCAGTAAGAAAATATTTACTAGCCTGTTATCCTTTTGATGACACCTTAGGTATTAGTAGAAATGCATATGATACTATGAACAGTAGAATATCTCGTGGTGGGCAATTAGTTTTCCACAAGAAGTTAGTAATCAAAGATGCAAAACTACAAGACAAAAAAGGTAATCGAGTTATCATTTCTAAAGTAGAAGAAATGCATAATAAATTTACCAATAAGAAAAAAGATACACCTAAGATTGAGATAGTACAAGAAGAAGTTGAACTGCCACCTACCATTGAGGAAAGTGATTACAAACCTCAACAACAACAGTATGTAGAGTTCAGCAGTACTGATGAAAAGGTGGAAGAACTAATCAATACCTTTAGTTCTTTGATGATGATGACGGAAGCTGATTTTGAAAATCTACTTCACGATAGAAATATCGAAGACTACATCAAAGAAAACTATAAACCTTTGAATCACCGACTATCTTTACTCTTATCCTTAGGTGAGAAAAAAATTAAAAGTGCGTAATTATCCAACACTTCAAGGACAGGGGTTATATTCCCCTGTTCTCTATATAGAAAGGAATATACTATGACTAAGAAAAAACAAAAAGAAAAAAGTTGGTTTGATGACCATTTAATTATTGACATTGACGGAGTAAGTAAGAAAGAAAAGGAAGCAATAAAACAAAGAATCATTGAAAGAGTTAATGCTAAATTTGATAAGCAAGAAAGGAAAACAAAATGAGTTGTATGCATAATGAAATACTACTAGAAAAATGGTACGAGGAAGCGTTAGCAGAAACATTAAAAGAATATAAAGATGTGGATAAGGCAGAACAAGAAGCAGAAAAAATAGCAAGAGATAGATTAGAAAGGGAAAGTGAATAATGACTAACGAAAAGGCATTCATGATAGCAGATAGATTGTTTTGGATATTCATTGAGAATACACATCCCAATAAAATAGATGACTACATTGAAGCTGACCCTGACAATCCTAATGGTACAAGAAATACCGAAAGGGGTAGGGATTTGTTTGATGAGATAGAAGAATTTGTAAGGGGGATAGAATGAATAAAGTTGTAGGTTGGAAAGCAAAACTTGAATTAGAGTTTGCAGACGGAACAATAGAAAAACTTGAAGACCATGACTTTTCAGATGACTTAATTGAACAGATTGACTTTGAGATTACTTGTTATGAAGAATCTAAAGCAATGATAGAAGGGGTAAAAAACAATGATGATTGATAAACTAAAGAAGGCACGATACACTTTACGAGATACAGAAAAATATCTTAGTGGTATCTTAGCATATGAATGGATGCAGTATCATCCCCATTTTCATGGGAATAACAAACAGGCTATGCAAGAGATACGAGATAATCTGATTAAGACTAGTGAAGAACTAAAAGTCATTATTGATTCTATCAATATAGATATTAATAAAAAATAATGGCAGTCTATTATATCAAAGATTATATTGCCTTTACTCAAAAGGAATTAGAGAAGGCTAAAAAGGAATGGCGTAATGGGAAGGAATGGAATGATGAGGAATACGAGAGGATAGGATTCTTAGAAAATACAATTAAGTATCTGAATCAGATGCTAGAACATGGGGAAATATTTTATACTGATTTTTAGTCATGATAAAACATACATGAGGGGTACTAAATACCCCCTGTATGTTGCTTAAAACAGGTTTTTTATACCCTATTTTCCTCGGAACTAGACTTTACCCTTAAATTGTAAGTAAGCCCACTCCCTATCATCTGACCTGTATTCGTTTTCAACAAATCTTGTGATACTATCCTCATTAGTGTTAAACTTACTAAACAGATTAACAAAAAAATTGATAGATTTTTGAGTAATACCATAAACATGCATAAAATTCACCCCCTATATACTATATTAATTATACAGTTATTTGATGAAAGTACAATTGTTTTTTCAACATAACAGATGTGACAAAATTGTACATTTTTTACTTGACAAACAGGTAAAAGTATGCAATACTAAAAGCATGATAGAGAGTAGTTATATTATTAACAATTTTATAAAGAAAGGAATCCAAGTTTGTGTGTATATGAATCCTTACTACTCTCTATCTGAGAAAGGTATAATATGATACATAAGACCATGAAGGAAATGAATCAGAATAAGTTTGCTGACATTCATACCTACAAAGTTTATGCTCATACTATTAATGTTAATCATTACATAGTCAAGGGCAAAGACAAAGACGAAGCAAAAGAAAAGGTACTACAGTTATGCAAAGGCAAATCTAAAATGGTAATGAAGCCTACCTTTGATAGAAGCTATGTAAGAATAAAAAAAATAGAAAGGATAGCAGATGAAAGAGAAACGTAAAATAAAATGTAGCGAATGTGACGGTCTAGGTCGCATCCCTATTTGTGATGACCCTCGCTATGACGAATGGGAAGAATGTTATATGTGTGAGGGGCATGGTGGTTGGGTCGAAGAGTTTGACACTCAAGACTTAAAACATATTATTGATGATGAGTATATCAATGAAATGTATAAAGACTTTGAAGTAGAAGAAATTAAAAAGAATAAAGAGAGAGGTTATTATGACTGATATTTATGTGGTGTATGTAAAAGAAACAAGAACAAGAAAGTATTATGTTAGTGCAGAATCAAAACAGGAAGCAAAAGAAACTTATATCTTAGAAGGGGTAAGTTCTTCATTATATGATATGCATCTTGATAGAGAAATAATAGATGTATGTTTAGCAAAGGATGATAAGGAAGGGGAATTTTCCAACAGGAAGTAGGGTATATATAACCCCCTAAGGCAAATCATATGTTATCATACTTTTCTCAATTTGTCAAGCATAAAATTTTACTTGACATTTATAAAAAAAAGTGTATACTATAAAGCATAATGGAATATCGTCACCAATTAGAAAGAATAAAATCTTTAAACATTGGCAAAGGCCAACACTACAGGGGTGATTGTATATTCTGTTTAAATCGAAATACCCTCTCAGTTAGAAATGAAAATGGTAAGTTGACTTGGAATTGCTTTCATTCCTCATGTGATTCCAAAGGCATTTCTGACACCTCGGTGACCGTAGACGACTTACAAAATTTCTTACACAGTAAGAAAGAATCTGACCGTACTCTTTCTCAGGCATTCACTGTACCTAAGGAATTTGTAACCGTCTACGGTAATAATAAAGCAAGAGCATACATTGATAAGTATCAGTTAGAAAATACGGAAGCAAGATTAATGTATGATGTCAAGCAAGATAGATTAGTTTTTCTCGTTGAGGATGACGGCCAAGTCATTGGGGCTATAGGTCGTGCTATGGTTGAGGGCAGTGTTCCTAAATGGTATAAGTATTCTAACTTTTCCTATCCTTTCATTGTTGGTACAAACAAATATGTGGGAGTACTTGTGGAAGACTGCGTCTCAGCCTGTAAGGTAGCTATGGCTAATCTCACAGGTGTGGCCATATTAGGTACAAGTTTAAAAGAAGATTATATTATTCCTATTGCAGATAGGATTGACAAATGTGTTGTTTGTTTAGACAAAGACGCAACAAATAAAAGTTTCAAGATTAGGGATGCTCTATCCTATCACATTCCCACCTATGTGGAAATGATTGATAAGGATTTGAAGCATTACAGTATTAACGAATTAAAAGAATGGGGGGAAGAACTATGCACGAAGATTGGTTTGTAATGATATTAGTAGCGATTGTTCTATTTATCATTGGCTATGTATTCTTTAATTTACCTGTGTATGATTGGCATGTACAATAATATTATTTTAGAAAGACACTACAAAAAAGGTAGTCGTAAAGGTAGGTTTAAGATATCTGAAAAGATATCACAACGCAGAGGTATGTATGACAAAGCTGTCATGACCCCTGAGAAACAATTAAATCCAAAAGACTATGAACATCGAAATAGTTTAGTGGATAAAATAAAATTATCTAGACAAGAAGCAGAAGACTATAAGATGAAAATTATAGGTGACGCTGAAACAAAAAAAATGTATGAAGAATACTTCAAGACCCACAAGTACACATAGAAAGGAAACAAAATGGGATTGTATGATACAAATAAAACATATTTAGTAGACATCATGGGGGTGGCTACGATAGTAACAGTTGGTGAGGAAAGGTATGATGATATTTACGGTGAACCCACAGTCATGTATAGTCTAGGTTTTTACAACAAAGCCTTAGAAGACTTAGGGGAAAATGATGACCATACCTTTGAGCCTATGAAGAAAGATAAAACCACAGGTTGTAATATCGCTACATGGAAGAGATTGAAACAGTATCGATTACCTTTTAGTGAAACAGGGTATCGCTCCGACTTTAGTAATATTGTTAAGGAAGGTACATATGGTAGCTACGAAGAAGTCATTATGGAAAGTGCTATCAATAACCTACGTCATGTGGGGATTGTTAGAGATAAATACTTTGATGCGAATACATTTGAGGATAAACCGATTGTTAGTGTGGTAGGTGAAATATGATATTTGGTAAGAAGCATAGTATTGTAGGAACAATTGAGATACCTTATGAGTTTGAAGTTCCGTTTAATGTGAAAGACTTAGATGATTCAGCAAGACAAAAACTAAAAGCATTCTTTGAAGCTGAGTTTCATATTCCTTATGATGCTGAAAGAATGAACATAAGAGTTGAGGATAACATTGATGAAAACGCTATCGGTATTTAGTTTATTAGTATTAACATTAACAGCATCAGCCTGTTCAATTGATGTTGATAGATTTTCTAAAGAGGGTATAAAAGTAGAACCTCTACCCCCTATCCAATCTAATGAGTTAAAATGTGACACAGATACGTTGACAAAATTAGAGTTGACAAAGTGTGAAATGAATGCTAGACTTATGGAGTTAAAGTATTAAATCTTACATGTGTAAGATAGAAAGGCAACAATGGAAGACGGAAGTTTAAAGCTACATGTTTTAAAAATCATCTTACAAAAAAAATATTTCAACAGAATCAAAAAGATTATATCCGATTCTTTTTTTACCAATGGTGCATCGGATGTTTACAAAGCTATCAGCAGAATCTATGAAGACAATCCTGAGATAGAAGAAATTAGTATTAGTGATTTACAATTAAGTTTGTTTAATACTTATTTTGCTAATCAAAGTTTCCAGGCCCAGAACACTATCAAAGATTTACTTAGTCGTATTGAAGCTATCAAAGATATGAATGAAGGCGTGATTGAAAATGCTATCAAGAGTATGTATAAAATGGCTAAGGCAGATGAGATGTCAAGATTATGTATTGAGTTGGGAAACAATCCAAGTAAACATAGCTTTCAAGAGATACAAAGATTTCTTAATGAGATTGATGAGGAACATTTTGAGAGTAAAAACAGCACTAAGGTCACTACGGATGTGGATGAAATGCTCGAAGCTGTTAGTAAACAAAGAGAGTTTAAATTTAATATCTATGCATTACAAAATGCTACAGACGGTATTGGTCGAGGTAACTTTATGGTTGTCTTTGCTAGACCTGAAAGTGGTAAAACAGCCTTTTGGGTTAGTCTTGTGGCTAGTGAAGGTGGGTTTGCATGGCAGAAAAAAAATGTTCATATCTTTTGTAATGAAGAACCTGCGATTCGTACACAAGTAAGATTACTTAATGCCTGTAGTGGATACAAACAATCACAGATTCTCAATGGTAGTAAAGACTTAGCCATTACGGAATGGAAAAAGATTCGTGATTATATCCATACTCATGATAGCGTAGGGATTACCATGGATGATTTAAATAATCATTGTAAAGATAATGATGTTGATATCCTTATCATTGACCAATTAGATAAGGTTAATGTATCAGGTAAATATAATTCTTCTCACGAAAAACTAGGTGAGGTTTATCTACAAGCAAGAGAAATAGCTAAACGTCACAATGTTTTATTGATTGGTTTATCTCAGGCATCAGCCGAGGCTCATGGCAGAACACGATTAAGTTTTAATGTCATGGCTAATTCCAAGACAGGAAAGGCCGCTGAAGCTGATGTCATTGTAGGTATAGGTAAACTAGACGAAGGGGAAGAAGACCCTAACGATGCATGTGTTAGACAAATAACAATTTCTAAAAACAAATTGACAGGAAATCATAAAGAGTTTGAAGTTAGACTTATTCCTGTCTTATCACAATTCGCTTCATTTACATAGAAAGGATGTACACAGTGATAACAACACTCGATATAGAAACAACAGTCAACAAAGAGGGAGACCCTTCTCCCTTTAATCCTGAGAATAGATTAGTCAGCATTGGAATCAATGATGAGTATTTCTTTTTCTATCATAAAGATTTTCAGGATGTTGAAAAGATAAAAGAAAACAAACTAAAGGTTCAAAGTATTTTAGATGAATCAACATTAGTCATTGGCCACAACTTAAAGTTTGATATGGCATGGCTCTATGAGTTTGGATTTACTTACACAGGGAAACTTTATGATACCATGTTAGCAGAATACATCATCATGAGAGGGGTAAAAGATAAATCTCTTTCTCTCAAAGAATGCTGTAAAAGATATATGATTAATTTAAAATCAGATATCCTTGCTACCTATATGGAAGACGGTTATGGTATTGATGAGATTCCTTTGGAGCATCTCGAAACTTATGGTAGACAAGATGTTAAGATTACAAAAGAATTATATCTTACACAAGTAAGATTGTATAATCAAAGAGCAAACATGGGGTTAATTCCTACTAGAGATTTGATGAATGACTTCCTTAGAGTTCTGATTGATATGGAATGTAATGGAAATTATATTGACCTAACAGAATTAGAGCAAGTGGAAAAAGAATTGACTCAAGAATATTATCAATTAAAAAACAAGATTGATAGAATCATTGCTCAAGTAATGGGTGATACAAAGATTAATCTATCTTCCACTGAGGATTTATCCAAAGTTATTTACTCTCGTAAGGTACAAGATAAAAATCTGTGGTCAGGTTTATTTAATATTGGTATTGATAAAAGAACTAAGAAGCAAAAGAAAAGACCAAGAATGACTGATAGAGCATTCCAAGAATTAGTCAATAAGTATACAGACCCTGTGTACAAAACCTTTGCTCAACAATGTCCTGATTGTAAAGGTGTAGGACATGTCAGACAAATCAAAAAAGACGGAACACCCTTTAAGAACTTAACTAAATGTTCTCGATGTAAAGGGGAAGGCATGTTGTTTACTGATACGGAAGCAAGGGCTGGATTCAATTGGAAACCTAACAGTGTTCAAGACGTAGCTCAAGGTGGATTTAAAACAGATAAGGAAACCTTACAAAGAATATCTGTCTATGCTGAAGGTACATTGAAAGAGTTTATCAATTCTATTATTCGATACAGTGCTGTGGAAACATACTTAAATACTTTTATCACAGGGATTCGAGATAATGTTAAGGGTAATAATATCTTACACCCTTCCTTCAATCAGCATGTAACGACTACAGGAAGACTGTCTTCTTCTAAACCTAACTTCCAAAACATGCCAAGAGGTGATAAGTTTCCTGTGAAAAGAGTTATTAAATCTAGATTCGAGAATGGTCAAATCATTGAAGTTGACTTTGCCCAATTGGAATTTAGAACTGCTGTATTCTTGGCTCAAGATATTCAAGGCATGAAAGATATTGAGAATGGAGTCGATGTTCATCAATACACTGCTGATGTTATTGGATGTTCAAGACAAGATGCAAAGGCTCATACCTTCAAACCTCTGTATGGTGGAATGATGGGCAAGAAAAAAGAGAAGGACTACTATGAAAAGTTCTTGAAGAAGTATACACAAATTGCTGAATGGCATCAGTTTTTACAGGACACTGCCTTCAAAACCAAGATAGTCAAACTACCTAGTGGTCGAGAATATTATTTCCCTAACGTCTATCGTAGAAAAGACGGTTCGACTACTCAGGCAACAGCGATTAAGAATTATCCTGTGCAAGGATTTGCTACAGCAGATATTGTTCCTGTTGCTTGTATTAATGTGTGGGAATTACTCAAGAAAAGAAACATGAAAAGTTTATTGATTAATACTGTTCATGATTCTGTTATCCTAGACGTACATCCTGATGAGGTACACCATGTAATTAGTATTATAAAAACAGGGTTTATCAATGTTAAGGATTCACTATTAACCAGATATAGCTGTGATTTAAATGTGCCATTAGACTTTGAAATAAAAAAAGGTAATAATTGGCTTGACTTATCCACAGTTATATGATATAATATAAATATAATAAGGAGAACATTTTAAATGTCAAATGAACTAATATCAAATCTAGACAATCTATCGAGTGATAAACTCATGGCAATGCTAGGGCAAGATACCGATAACGGTGGCTCAGCATTATCTCGATTGTCTATTAACTATGATACAGAGGATGCCGATGGTAATCTGATAAAACGAGGGCTGTATAAAGTAGACTCGCAGAAACATGGCATCGTCTTTGCTGAGAAAGTTTACTTCAGGCCCTTTCTCAATACCTTCCAATATAATAAATATGATGAAGAGAATGAAGAAAATAATTATAAGTCAGTCATGTTTACAAGTTGGTCGGATGCTAAACCTGATACCAATGGTACAGATGCATGTGGCAGTGTACCAAAAGCATTACGAGAAAACCTAGACCCTGCGTCTAAGATAGAACAAGACAAAGTTACTTGTTATCGTAATGTGTTTGGTGTTGTATCCATGAAGGGAAAGAACTCTAAAGGGGAAGAGATAACAATTACAGATGAACCTGTATTGTATCGTGTCCGAGGGGTGAACTTCCTACCGATTGGTGACCAATTAAAGAGTCTATCTAAACGTAATAAGATAATGTACAACACTGTTTTAGAATTTAATGGAACAGAAAAACACACCAAAGGTAGTGTATCTTATTTTACAGCTAAGATAAAAGACTCCAATAAAGATGTTAAGTTTTCGGAAGAGGACAAGCTATTGCTTCAGAAGTTTCTTGAACATGTCAAGCAAGAAAATGACTATGTCAAAGAGGAACATCGTAAAGCAAAGAAACTAGAAGTCACTGAAGACGACACATTAAACGATGAAATCTTAAAGGAAATGTCAGCTTGACTTTCTTAGAAGAAGTAAAATCATTTTTAGCACAGGCTCAGCGAGAGCCTGTTGCTATACCTAAGCAGATTATAGAAATGTTTAAACAGGATTGTGAACAGGCAATCCGTAAACAGTTTACAGAGCCAAGAGAAAAAGAGTTTCGTATTAGAATGTCCAACATTGGTAAACCCCTATGCCAATTACAAATGGATAAAAAATATTCAGGTGATGATGCCATTGTTTCTTATGAGAATTATAATTTTAAATTAAGAAATTTATTTGGTGACATTATTGAAGCAGTGGTAGTCATGTTGCTACGTGCTGTGAAAGCAAAGGTAGAGGGAGTTCAAGGTGAGGTAGGATTGAATACTCCTTACTTTGATATTAAAGGTACTTATGATATCATTATTGATGATAAAGTTTATGATATTAAGTCAGCTTCACCTTTTGCTTTTGAAAAGAAATTTGGGGAAAATGGTGGTGGTTTTCACAAAATTGCTGAGGATGACACCTTTGGATATCTCTCCCAAGGATATCTGTATTCGGAAGCCACAGGTAAATCCTTTGGGGGTTGGATTGTTGTTAATAAAGCTACTGGCGAAATATTAGTGACACAGCCCCCAGAGGATGACGCAGAGTATCGTACTCAAGCGTTAGATAAAGTGCATCAAAACATTAAAGCCTTAATGGAAGATGCCCCCTTTGAAAGATGTTATGAATTAGAAGATGAAGTGTTCTATAGAAAGAACACAGGTAATAAAGTTTTGTCTACTATCTGCTCATACTGTCCATATAAACATAAATGTTGGGGTGATAACATTCAATACTTGCCCCAACAACAATCTCAAGCAAAGAATCCTAAGTTTGTTTGGTACGCTGAAATAAATAATCCAAAGGAGATATCCAATGAATAATGAAGTTCCAATCGACAAGAAGAGTGTTATCTTAGTCGTCAGACCTGTAGGTGAAAATAGATTTGCTTGTGGTGTAGATTCTAATTATAAAGAAGACACAGAAGAAAAAAAGATGTGCTATACTGTAGCATTGGGGCTGTGTCAGATAGCCCTTGATGACCCTGATATGGTCTACGAAATTGGTCTTAGTGTCAGAGATATCAATGATAAGATACAAAAGAATGGCAAAGATAATAAAACTGGTAATGTTGTTGATATCAAAGAGTGGAGGAAAAAGTTAAACTAATGGAATATGTAAGTAACTTTAAGGCTGATTTAGTTGTTGGTAAAAAGGGGGAAAAGATTATCGGTGAAATCCTAGACGGAGATATGGTAGAAGTTAAATCAGAAATAGATAAGTGGATTAAAAGTGGGAATCATTTTTGTGAATACAAAAGTAGAGGAAAGGATAGTGGGTTATACAAAACAGAAGCTAAGTATTGGACTATTAATCTATATAAAGGTAAGAAGTTTTGTTTTGCTATCTCTTTGGAAACAGATAGATTAAAAAAGATTGTCAAGAAAAATAACTATCGTTCTGTTCCTGGTGGTGATAATAATACATCTTGGGGATTTTTAGTTCCATTAAAAGATTTATTAGATATACAGAACTATGGATAAGATTAATCCTGATTACTACAGAAGTGGAATTGAAACTGCTGATTATATAGAATCGCACAGCATGGATTACTTCCAAGGCAATGTGATTAAGTATGTGACGAGATTTAAAAAGAAGAATGGTGTAGAAGATTTAAAGAAAGCAGAGTGG